GTCTAACGACAGCGACGCCGCACTGGTGGACAAGCTCACTAACATGACTAACGGCGACTTCGCAAGTTGGGCTGCGCTCGAGGTCGATCAGGCCAAGTGGGACTCAATGTCACCTGCGGCAAAGGCAGTCGCAGAGAAGAAGACCGCAACGCTGAAAGCCATGGGTAAGTGGAGCAACCTCGTTGCGTTTATGGACAGCCTTAAGTCGGGCAGTGCTCCACCGCTAAGTCCGGCGCCGAAGGTGACCTCGAAGGTCAAGGTCGACCCGGATGACATTTCTGGACCGCAGTTCATGTCGCCCGCGTTCAACGCCGACGGTAAGCAGATTGCCTGGATTAAGTACTTCAACGACGGCTCAGGCGCCGCGGTGTACTCGCTGGACTCGCCTGACTTCGGTGGTCCTGACGGCGCAGGTGGCTACGGCATTTGGGCAGGACTCGTCGACTTCAAGGGCAATGAGCTGCTCGAGGACGAGGTTCAGAAGCTCATCGACAATGGTAAGCTTAAGCCTACCGCGACTAACACGGCCGGCACTAAGTCGATTCCGCCACTACCTCCGCCACTGCCACCCACGCCGTCGACTCCACCACCACACGGCTACAATCATCATCTCTCGGCGCACAGTGCGACGAAGTTTGTCGGCGACATTAGCCAACCTAAGGTCTCACAGAAGTCGTTTAGCGACGTCACGACCGACGAAATGAATAAGTTGCAGCACGACATGCTTCTTCTATCGGGTAAGAAGCAGTGGACACCTGCGGAGAAGTCGGCCGTCAGTTTCTATACGACGAAGACCGGCTACCAGTCGATGAACGGCGTTTTGCGCAACGACGAGACTCGGCTTAAACTGTTCAGTGACTCACAGTTGGCGCAGGCCGCCACGTCCGCGGCGACGCTGCAGGGCGCCATGACGCCGCTGACGAGGAACATTAAGCTGCACCGCGGCACGGGTGCGCAGCAGTTCGGCTTCGAGACGATGAAGATCTCGACCGATAAGCTGAAGAAGCTCGAGGGTACGAAGATCACTGACCGCGGCTTCGTGTCGACCAGCGTCGTGGCGCCGACGAACATTAGCTTCGACTACGCGAAGAAGCCGATCAAGGTCATCATTAATGCACCCGAGGGTACGCCGGGCGTCTACGTCAGCAGCGCCACTCCCGGCTACAGCCACGAGAACGAGTTCATTCTCGGCGCCGGTACGAACTTCCACGTGAACGAGGTTCGCGCCGCGACCGCCGCCGACAAGGCGCAGTACGGTGATCACACCGAACAGGTCGTCACGCTGACCGTCGTGCCCGCGAGTAAGCAGGGACCGAAGGACATCAGTTCTAAGGGTATCCCCGGTAAGACCGCCGCGCTGACGACTACCGCGCCGCCGAGTACGTCAGCTCTGCCGAGTCCCGCGAACTCGACCACGTCGACCCTGAAGTCCACCGGCACGCTCGGCGGTAAGGGCGGCGTCCCAATCAAATTGAACACGAACGCGATCTATAAGCAGTCTTATCCCGACGGCGCGGTTATCGCGGAGAAAACTAACTCACTTAACGGTTTGAAGATGAGACTCGCGTGGAGAGAGTCCACCAAGAAGTTCATTCTTCAGACACAAATGAGTGACGGCACGTGGACTAACTTCGCGGGCTACGGAAAGGGTGAGGCCTACAAGAAGTTTAGCGGTGACACGGACTGGGTGACGCCGCCACCCGGCGCGTCGGCGCTCGGCACCAGCGGCTTTGGACCGAGCGTCTCCGGTACGCCGACACCCGCGGTGCCGACGCTGTCAGCGCCCGCGCTACCAACACCACCAAAGAAGCCGACCGCGCCCTCTAAGTTCGACGCGGCGCAGCTGCAGGCGATGCACGGCACACCACCGCTACTCGCGGACACGCAGAAGAACGCCATCTGGCAGAACTTTAAGTATGGCGGCACGCCGACAACCCTAAGTTCACAGCCCGCCAACATCTTTAAGAAGCTGCACAAGGCCGTCGAGGCGCACAACGCGAGTTACCCGCTCGACAAGCTTAACCTTCTACAGGCACTCAAGGTCATTGATGAGCGTGCGTCAAAGTACACCGTGGGTGGAAATAAGAACGCATACGAGAAGAAAATTCTCGACTGGCTACAGACGCCGTCAGGTAAGAGCACCGCGACGAAGGTCCTGAACTCGTCGACCGTAACGACGCCGTCCGGCTCAACCGTTCCGGGGTTAGGTCTACAGGCGCTTCTGGCGAAGGTCAAGAACCCAAGTGAACTTGGTGTACCTCACACGAAAAATGTGACGTTTGAGCCGATCTCCGACTCCGAAGCGCAGTTTATGCAGAAGACTATGACCGGTACACCGGATACTGAGTGGAAGTCTTCTCAGAGATCTGCACTGATTAAGTACACGGGAGATTCATACAAGGAGATGAATGGCGTTCTTCGCGGCCTTAAGACGTCGGAGTCGAGCCTAAACCTCTCCGCTGCGCGAAGCGCGCAGCATGCGCAGGACGCAATGAGGCCGATTACACGTGACATTATCGTCTATCGGAAGACCGATGCATCACAGTTTCCCGGTCTTACGGACGCCGCAACGTTTAACGACATTAAGAAGTTTGAGGGTAAGGTCTTTCAGGATAAGGGGTTCCTATCTACTAGCGTCGAGAAGGGAACGTGGTCCGGCAACGTTGAGATCACTATTGAGGTTCCAGAGGGTACCCCAGCGGCATACGTCGGCGGTTACGGGAACATCAGTAAACACAAGTCGGAGTATGAGATGCTGCTCGCGGCGGGACTTCGATACCGTGTGCTCAGCGTTCAGCCGTTGTACAGCTCCGGCGCGAAGGTAAGATTGAGGGTGGAGCCGTGACGACCCCGCTGAGTGACCCGACTAACGTCCAGTTCGAGCTGATCGACGACGAGCCCGGCTTCACCGAGGCTGAGGCAGTTGCGTTCCTCGCGGGAGCTGACACGTACACCTTCGGCGTACCGAAGATCACAGTAGCGGCCGCTGACACGCACGACGGCGCAATGATCGCGCTGGTGCCAACCGAGGAGGACGCGCGTCGACTGGCGCTGGACGGCTTCGAGGATCCCGATCAGCTGCACCTGACGCTGGTCTACCTCGGCGACGCGACAAACTTCACGCCTGACCAGCGGGATCAGATCCTAGGAGTCGTCCGGAACGCTGCCAGCGGCCTTGGACCGATCCAGGCGCAGGCGTTTGCGGTCAACGTCTTCAACCCGACAGGTGATGAGCCCGCCCTGGTACTCGGCGTCGGGAACGGCGGCGCGGAGCTCGAGCAGCTTCACGACAACGTTTTCGACGAGGTACGAGAGTCGGACGACTACACGATCGCTGAGAACCACAGCCCGTGGATACCGCACGTGACGCTGGCGTACTCCGAGCACCCGCACGAGCTGTTCACGCAGGCCGCCGAGCGCGTCGGTCCTGTGACGTTCGACCGTGTGCGTGTCGCCTTCGGGGGAGAGAACGTCGACGTGCCGCTCGGGTCGCTGACGGCCGCCGCGCTGGAGGAGTTCCACCTTCCCGGGCAACACAACCAGCAGGACCACAATCCGTACAAGGGCTTCCGCGTTATCAGCGACGTGAATCTGGCGAAGCGTGTTCATGCGCTGGAGTCGACTCTCTACAAGAACCGCTACAGCGGTACCAACTTCACGCACCAAGATAAGAACGGCGTCTGGAGCCGCGAACGCGACGCGATTCACCGTGAGATCGTTGACGACTTCTACGCCAAGGCCGCCGACGTGCCGAACGGTGGTCGGGCGATTCTGCTCGGCGGCAACGCCGGCGCCGGTAAGTCTACCGTCATCACGCAGCAGGCGGGAGTTGACCTCAGCCAGTTTCTCAAGATCGATCCTGATGAGATCAAGGATGAGCTAGCGAGACGCGGCCTCGTTCCGGACCTACCCGGTGACTTCTCGCCGATGGAGCGGTCGACGCTGGTTCACCGTGAGTCTGTTCGAATCGCGGACATGCTGGCCGATCGCGCGTTTCGTGACCGCAAGAACATCATTTTCGACGGCACGATGGCCAACCCAGGACTCGTCTTCAGCCGCGTGAAGCGCATGGATGAGGCTGGCTACAAGCGGGTTGACGGCATCTTCGTCGACGTCTCCGACGAGACCTCCCGCCGGCGCGTGGCGCAGCGTTACCGGCAGGACCTGCAGAGCTGGCTCGGCGGACACGGCCTCGGCGGCCGATTCGTTCCCGCGAACATTCAGAACGCGATGACCTCGGCCGACACGCGCCACGGATTCTCGTCGCTGCGTAAGGCGAACGCCTTCGACAACTGGGCTGTGTACAGCAATGACGTTGACGGCCAACCTGCTAAGCTGGTGTCGAAGGAAGGTGCGGTGTAGTGTCAGCAGTCACAGACATGATTGATGCCCTGGTCGAGGGCCGGACTACGCTTGGTCAGACCGTCGCGCGCTTCCGCGACTTTGGCTGGGAGCCGCGCGCCGAGGTCGACGAGAACTCGCTCGAGGACTCGGAGCCTGCGGAGAACTCGTTTGATGAGGTGCAGTACGACTCGCGCCTCACACCTAAGCAGTACGCTCAGCTCGGCGGCGCGTACCGCGCCGCGGTCGGAGGTAGTGAAGATGAGTGATGACATCGAGCTGGAGCTCGCGCGTGAGCGTGACGTCAACGCGCCGGGCGGTGGACACGACCTGCGCAACTACTGGGTTCACGGTCCAGGTGCCATTAAGATCGGGTGGGGCACCGACGGCTCGTTCGCACGCTGCGTGGCGCAGCTCGGCAGGCACGTCTCGCGGCCGCAGGGACTGTGCGCCGAGTACCATAAGGCTGCGACGGGTGAGTGGCCCGCAGAGAAGGGTGTGGAGAGCGGCTCTGAGCTGATCTACTTCGCGGACATTAGCCAGGAGGAGCGCGAGCGCCTCGCCCAGGAGGGTAAGGCACTTCCCGACGGTTCATACCCAATCCGCAACACGAAGGACCTAGGTAATGCCATTCAGGCGATCGGTCGAGCGAAGAATCGAGCACGCGCGCTAACGTTTATTAAGAAGCGCGCACGTGAACTCAAGGCTACGGGTAACTTGCCTGATGGGTGGTCGGTGATGGAGGCGTTCGACATCGTTGATGATCACGGTCATCGACACGGTAAAGACGGAAAATTCGTCGATAACCCACTGAAGGGTATGCTAGACGTCACATCAGATCAGTTTGAGGCTACGAAGAGTCGACTGTCGCGTGAGGGACGTGCGAAGTATAAACCGGGACCTCCAGTAGCGGATGATGACTCACTTCTTAATCGTAAAAGTAACGACTATGACGAGGAAGATGACAATGACTTCGCGCTGACTGCCGCCAGTAAGAAAAAGAAGGTTGAGGAGATGCAGACCTACGCCGATGAACCTTGGGAGGGTGTGCTCGTTGTAGAGGGAGTCGAGTCGGGGGACAGTCGCCTGTTCGGCATGGGTAGCCTCGACTGGGCCGAACTGCCGATGCCGCTGCAGTACCAGCCGGCGAACATCGGTGGACACAACGGCTCCATCACGGTCGGTGAGATCACGCACGCTGCGCGTCGCTCGAATGAGATCTACGGTTGGGGCAACGTGTTCGGCTCAGCGCTGGCCGGCGAACACGGCGACGGCATCCGCAACACGATGAACGTTGGCGGCGTCTCCGTGGATGTGGACAAGGTCAAGGACGCCGATGTCGAAATGGTCTTCGCCGACTCGGAGGACGGAAGCAACCCATTCGCTAAGCCCGAGACCACGATCTTTCACCGCGGCCGCATCCGTGGCGCGACGATGGTGCCGTTCCCCGCGTTCGTCGAGGCGAAGCTCCGCTTCACCGGCGCGTTGAAGGCGTCCGCCGAGCCGACCGAGAACTGCGACTGCGACTCGACGGTTCTAACGGCGTCGTCGCACACGATCACGATTCCGAACCTGCCACCCGCTCACTGGTTCAATGAACCCACGGATGTCGTGTCGACTGGCGCGCTAACGATCACGGATGAGGGACGCGTGTTCGGAATCGTGGCGCCGGCCGACACGACTCACCGCAGCGTCAAGACTAAGGTGCCGCGCAGCCTCGACTTCAGCCGGTTCCACAAGGGCGAGACCATCGTGCAGGGAGGTGAGAGGGTTGTTACTGGAGTCATCACCGCCGGCTGCGGTCACGCGGCTACGCAGAACTACGGCACCCTCAACGACCGCATCGAGCACTACGATAACTCGTGCTCGGTACTGGCTAACGTCCGGGTCGGCTACGCGCGTGACGGCGCCATCTGGGTCGGAGGCGCGCTGAACCCGGGGGCCGACTCAAGCCAGGTTGCGCAGGCGCTCGGCTGCGCCCTGTCGCTGGACGTGCAGCCGCATCCTGACCGCGCGGGTATCCGTGAGTTCATCGCAGCTCACCTCGTGCCGGTGCCGGGCTTTCCGCTCGCTAGGACGAAGGCAAGTGTGCTGTACAATGACGGCGTACTCTCCGCGGCCGCGGTGCCGGTCAACTTCACCGATGCGCCGGTGACGGCGGGCGTCGACATGCACCAGCTGGTGCGGTCCACGAAGCAGGCGCTGGCGGAGAGCATCGGTCGTGATCCAGCGTCGCGTAAGCGGGAGCTGGCTAAGTCACTCGGGAGGTAGAGATGTGCGGATGTGGTCGTACTCGACCTGATCAGGTTACCAGCGTGCAGGCCGCGCAGGACGCGGCGGACGCGCAGCTCGCGCTCGCGACGCTGGCAGCGCAGGCGGTGCGTGAGGCTGAGACGTACACACAGTCGGCGCAGAACGCGATCGGCAACGCCAACTCGGAGTAGGAATTTTTACAAGTAGCTTAGTGTCAGGTAGTATCGCAATCGACGGGCCAGGTCACCAGCTTTAGAGCACACACGAGAGGGTTGTCCTGTGCCTGAGCAGCAGACTCCGAGCCTCCCTGAGGACATCACAGCCCTCAGCGTTGAGCAGCTCACTCAGTTCGTCGAGGCCGCAAACACGCGGTTCGACACACTCTTCGCGAGTGACACCGCGGACGTAGCGACGCAGGCTGCCGAGGCCGACGAGATGGCCACCTTGGCCGGAGACATCAAGCGTGTCAAGCTTGAGCAGACGCGACGTGCGACTGCGGTTACCGCGGCGACCGACAAGAAGACCGCGGCCAAGGCGCTGATGGACGAGTTGCGCGAGCCGGAGCCTGAGCCGATGCCGGAGCCCGCTCCCGTCGCCGAACCCGTCACCGCGGCCGCCAACGTTGGCGGCGCGACCACGCAGCCTCGGCCGATGGGTAACTTCCGAAATCCGTCGCTGGCCGACGCGCAGCGCCAGGCGCCCGCCGTCGCGGCTCCTCGCGCCGAGCCCGTGCTGACGGCCTCGTCCGACATCCCGGGCTTCGCCGCTGGACAGAAGCTCGACGGCATGGAGGAGCTCGTAGCGGCGATGACCGCGCGAGCGCAGCACATGCCGATCACGCAGCGGGGCCTCGACGCGCCGCGCATCCCGATCGCCTCGCTGATCCGTGACCACAAGTACACGCTCGGTCCGGACTCGACGTTGGCCGAGTTCAACGCCGTCATGACGGCAGCTGCGAACCCGGACATCCTCGTCGCGGCCGGCGGCTGGTGCTCTCCGTCCGAGATCTCGTACGACTTCTTCAACATCGTCTGTGAGGACGGCGCGCTCGACCTGCCGACCGTCGGCATCAACCGTGGCGGCCTTCGTTGGCCCACCTCGCCGTCGTTTGCCGACGTCGTGCTTGGTGGCGCGCTCTGGTCCTGGACGGAGACGCAAGACATCGCGGCCGTCACTGGTACCGCGCAGTCCGGCGTTAAGACCTGCGGTCGAGTGCCGTGTCCCGGCTTCAACGAGGCTCGCCTCCACTGTGACGGCATCTGCCTTACCGTCGGCAACCTGACCAACGACTCCTACCCGGAGCTCATCGCGAATCACACGCGCCTCGTGATGGTGTCGCACTTCCGCAAGATCAACCGAGCGCGCATCAACGAGCTCAGGGCCTTCAGCGCCTCGTTCACCGTCACCAACGGCTCGGCGAGCGCCGGCGTCGTCGCCAACGTGCTCGGCGCGCTCGAGCTGCAGGCGACGGACTATCGGTCGCGGTATTCGATGTGCCAGGACGCGGTTCTCGAGGTTGTGGCGCCCCGCTGGCTCCGCGGTCCGATGCGATCCGACCTGCGGAGGCGCATGGGCTCGGGTACCGACATGCTGGCGGCGACTGACGCCTACCTGATGTCGCTGTTCGACGCGATCAACATTCGCATTCAGTGGGTCGCTGACTACCAGGAGCGCACCGCGGGCTTCCCGGGCGTTCCTGGTACGATTCCCACCGCGTGGCCGACCACCGTCGAGTTCATGCTCTTCGCGCCCGGCACCGTCGTGCTCGGCACGGGTCTACGCCTCGACCTCGGCATCATCCGCGACTCGGTTCTCAACCAGACCAACGACTTTACCGCGGAGTGGATGGAGGAGTGCTGGCTGATGTTCAACCCGGGCCACGAGGTGCGCAGGTTGACGGTCAACATCTGCCCGGACGGTACGACCGGCGCGGCCGACCTCACCGAGTGTGGCGTCTAAGCCTTGCTCACCACTCCCCAGCGAACCGGTACAGGAGAGGAGGGATGACCGGTGGTAAGTAACCGCGACTGGGTAACCCCGCCGAAGTTCGAGCCTCTGCTGTACCGGCTCCGCGACGCGATCGACGGTCCACATCCGTATCGAGGACACCAGAAGCTTGGCGTGCAGTTCACGCCTGATATCTGCTCATTCCCACTGCAGACGACTACGGAGTGCGTCACCGGCTTTGGTACATCGAAGACCGCCACCGGCTCACTGGGTAACCGGGCCTCGAACTCGTTCGCGGTCTACACGTGGGTTGACTGCTCACTCGTTGGCATGGGCATGGAAGAGCTGCGGCGTCGAACCCTAGCGGCGCACAACAACAACGCACAGACGATCGTCGAGCGTGTGTTTTGGTCGGGTGGCGACTTCAACACGTCACAGCACCTCGCCGAAGACACCGCAATCACGGAGGTTGTCGGCGGCTCCACAGTTACTCTTCAGTCCGCGGCCACCACTATCGTCACAGGTGCAGTCGACGTCGTCGAGGGCATCGGTCGACTCGAGCAGGCGATGGCCGACTGCTACAGCGGCACACCTATTCTTCACATGCAGCGCGGCGTCGGGGTTCACCTTGCGGCGAATCATGTTTTGGAGAAGAAGGGCCCTCGACTGCTTACGCCGCTTGGTTCAATCATCGTACCAGCTCCGGGATACACAGGCACGTCACCGGCTGGCGCGACGCCTACGGCGGGTACGACCTGGATCTACGCAACGGGCAGCGTGAAGATGCTGCAGTCTGAACCTATGTTCATCGATCAAGACGCGAGTGAGATCCTGCGCCGCAGCACCAATGACACGGTGCTGATCGTCGAGCAGCAGTTTACATTAATGTGGGACTGCTGCCACTTCGCGATTCCCGTCAGTCTCGGAGGTGTCATTACAGGCACCTGGAACTCTGCGACGTAGGAGACATCATGGTAGCTCAGTGTGGTGCCGCTGCGCAGGGTACCGTTCTGCGCTTAGTCAAGCTCGACACGTGCGGCTCGCCGGTCACCGGAGCCTCGAGCGCGGTGGTCGTGACGGACGGCTACATTAGCGTCCAGTCCGAGCCGCAGTACGAGGACGGCGATCAGATTCGTACTAAGAAGGCCAACGGTAAGATGTGCATCAACCGTCAGGGTCCCAACCAGTACGTAAACTCGAACCTGACACTCCAGCTCTGCGTTCTCGACCCGGACGCGTCGGTCATCATCTTTGGCTCACGTCTGCTACTCGCGGCGTCGGTCACCGGCACGGGTGGTGCCTACGGCTACAACAACCCCGAGGCGCACTTCTCGCTGGAGACGTGGCAACCTCTGAGCGGTCCAGGTCAGTGTGATCCGATCACCGGCGCGCAGCGGTACGTGTACTGGGCGTGGCCACACGTGTGGAACGCCAAGGTCGGCTCGTTTACGATCGAGAACGGTCCCCTGGAGTTGTCCGCCGAGGCGATGACGAACTTCCCGTCCTCGTTGTGGGGTGACGGTCCGGGTACCGGTACGTCGTGGCTTCCGGGCGCGATCGACACGACGTCATACATCGACGACTGGCTCTGGAACATCACTACGACGCCGCCACCTACCGTTCCGACGCAGTGTGGCGCGTTCCTGCTGACGTAAGCTACGGTGCTGAACGCCGGTGGCCAGCGGCAACGCCGCAGCTGCCGGCGTTTGCCCGTCTACGGGTGTCTCAGACGGCATAGATTTGGCTCAGGGAGGTGTTCAAGTGGCTGATACGTACAGCTGGGGGCCCTGCCAGGCGTGGACGCCGACCTGGCCAGGTGGCGAGTGCAACGTGCTACTCGAGACGGGTGCCGCCGCGGTAAGTGGTGTCGCCGTCGCCGCGGCGTCTGAGATTCTATATCACCTTACCGCACAGCGCTTTAGCGTGTGTGAGGTGAAGCTGCGGCCGTGTCGGCAGACGTGCTGGCCTGACTTCAGGTGGGGCTCGTGGTGGCAGTTCGGCACATATCCTCAGCCGTACTGGTGGAACGGTACGTGGTACAACCTCGCCTGTGGACAGTGCCCGGATGACTCGTGCTCCTGCGTCGCTTTGGAACAGGTTACCCTACCGGGTCCGGTATTTGGGATCACCGAGGTCAAGGTCGACGGCGTCATACTGACGCCGGACACCGACTATCGAGTCGACGACTACCGCAAGCTTGTGCGTCTCGGCGGTAACCTCTGGCCGTTCTGCCAGGACATGAACCTGCCCGACACGGAACTTAGTACGTGGTCAGTTACTGCGCAGTACGGCGAACCGGTTCCCGCCCTGGGATCGCTGGCGGTGGGTGAACTCGCGGCTGAGATCATCAAGTACCTGCTGTGCCTCGACTGCCAGTTGCCGCAGGGAGTAGTGGACATAAGTCGACAGGGCATCTCGATGACCGTAGCGAACATCGCTGAGCTGTTCAATACCGGGTTCATTCAACTACGAATGTGTGATCTGTTTATCAAGACGGCCAATCCGAATCACCTTAGGGCTCGATCACAGGTTTATGACCTCGACGGTCCGCAGCATCGAGCCTGGGGAACGTCATGATCGAAGCCTGGACTGCCGCCGTCATCGTCACCGGCGTAGGTCAGTGCATCGTCGAGGAGCTGCAGGCGACGCCCGAGTCGGGTGGAACCCCGGCTAACATGCGCCTCTGTCTTCTCGTTCCGGGCAACATTGCTTGGGACGGCTGCGACTGCGGCCAGCTCGCGGTGACGATCCAGAGCATCTACCCGACTGTGACGTTTCCGATCGACGCCTCAGACGTAGTCGTCAACGGCAACTGCGGTCCATTCGGTCAAGTCGTTGAGGTTCTTGTGTCGTTGACGCGGTGCGTGCCGGGACTTGACGCGAATGGAAAGCCGCCGACATGCGCGAAGTTGCGCGCCGCCGCGCTGGTTCAGCAGGGCGACGCATTCGCCATACGCAACGGTGTGGCGTGCTGCCTGCGAGAGTTGAAGCGAACTCAGAGAATTCAGAAGTATACCGTGGGACGCACCAACTTCGTAGGTCCAGAGGGCAACTGCGGCGGCGTAGAGTTGATCTTTAAGTTTGAGCTTGTCTAGGAGGTGACCGGTTGCCGGCGAAGGTCACTCACAAGTTCAACAAGGCCGTGGAGGAGAAGATCCTCACTAGTCCGGTCGGCGGCGTCGCTAAGGATCTACTTAAGCGAGGTGCACGCGTTCAGTCGCGCGCTCGCCGCAACCTCAGTGGAGTTACGGGATCGGGACCACGGCGCATTAACACAGGTCACCTACGCGCTAGCATTACTGTAAAGCTTGTGGTGCGCCCAATGGACCTTGCCGTTCGGGTCGGCACGAACGTTCTCTACGCGACGTGGGTTCACGACGGTACCGGCATCTACGGGCCGAAGCACACGCCGA